CTGATGGGGCGGCCCATTTTTGTTTATTGAGAGATTCCAGCGGTGTTCAACAACGAAAGAAGATAATTCGCGTCCGGATGCGTCATCCGACTCTATGCCCGATGGAATGAAAAAGAATGGACTGCGGGCCTTTACCGGGGCGTGAGCCGCCGGGCAGGCGTGAGAGTTGAGTGAATCGCTCGAAGGCCGGATCGCCGCCTAGCCGTTGCGAGGCATCGAGAAATTCGCGAGCCTTGTGGGGCTGGCCGGCAAGCGAATACCATGCATGAAGCGACTTGCCGGCGGAGAACGTTACCAGCTTCAGTGGAAGGATTTCTTCGAGGGCTAGGATCGGCCCGACCTGCTGGTCGAAGTCCACGCCGGCGTCATCCGTTTCATGTACCATGTAACGCCAGCCGGCGGCGTGTACGGCCCGTCTGGAGTCGGCCTGCGGATTAAATACGTTCGGGCAAATGAACTGATACTCGGCTAGGTCCGGACAGGCCGACCATTCGAGAGCCGTTTTGACCGAGCCGGCTGAATCGAATGCATTATGGGCGATGGAAATCCATTCGTCAGGCTCGAACAAATCGAGCAGGAGTTCGCCCGTTTTGTCGCCGTACAGAAAGTCCTGACAAGACTTGACCTTGAGCCTCTCGACAGAGCCGGCCTTTCCGTAGTGCTTGGCCACGTCGCCCGTTGGCTCGAGCGTTTCCCGGCGAGGGCCACGCCCGACGTCATCTCGTCCGATCCGCTCGTAAGCCCCGGCCAATGCGTTCGTCAGCTCGTTCGGCTGAAGCTCACGCCGAGCGAAGTGAACGAGGGCTTTCTCGCAGTAGGCATACGCCTCGTCGAAGTCGGGCATGGCCTGAGCTATCTGCACGGTAAAAGCGAGCAGGAAGGCATGAAAGCGTTCGCCCGAATCGTACTTCTCGGCCCACATGGAAAACTGGCTATTAAGCTTCATCGTCCGGGCATAAGCAGCCTGTTCCTTCCGCTATGTCGTCGTCATGGACGGTCGTCCCGCAGGCCGGGCAGGTCGTCCAGCCCTCGCGGGACTGTCTATTGATCCAGTCCTGCTTCACGTCCTCCGGATCGTCTTCGTGGCTGAAGTCCGGGTCGGTCATGCCTCGATCTCCTCTTCCTCGCAGACGCATCGAGGTTCTTCAGTGTCGGGCCAGACGTAGCCGCACTTCGTGCATTCATATTCGGCTGCGGGGAACGGCTCCTCGCCTAGCCGGACGTCCACCGTTTTTTTCCAGTTTTCTTCGCTCATAATTCTATCTCCCCGTCTATCAGTTCAGCCGGCAGGCCGAGTTCCGATATATGGTTGTCAGTTGATACTTCAAAATCCTTTCGGCTTACCCGGTAAACCCGACCGCCGGCGTTCCGGATGGCCACTGCTTCGTTTGCGAATCTTACGTCGTCGAAGATTACTTTGGAATCGGTATGCATAAAATACTCGGCCTCCCGCATGGCGGCCTTTGCCCAGATATCCGGGTCGACCGTTGCCCTGCCCCACTCCGTTCCGAGCGTCTGAAGCATAACGCGAGCCGTTATTCCCTCGGGGAAGCCGGGAAGCTGGTCTTCCTTCCGCTCTCCGAGCCAGTCGCCCGGCGGTAAAATCTGCTTCAACATCCGCTTGATTGGGCTGGCGAATGAGAGAACTCGGGCGTCCTGTTGCTGGGCGAAGGTCGTTTTGCCTACGCCTTTGGGGCCGCATAGGCCAATTAGTCTTTCATTCATATTCATCTCGGTAATGGGAAAAAGACTGCGATGGTAAATCCCGTTAAGGCCCATGCCCAGAGTGCTATGGCGACGAGGAATAAGCCCCAGTAGATGGCGTACTCGAAGAGGCGTTTCATCAGTAGTGCCTCCGAATCTCGCCCTCGGCGGCCAGAGGCAGTCCCTCCGCCCAGCTTGGGGCTTTGCTCATAATCTCGACCAGAAGGCCGAGGGCCGCCACTCCCTCCGACTCGGCCACTTCGACCGTGATCGAGTCATGGACATGCAGGCAGACCGGCAGGCCGGCGGCTTCGGCCTTTATGAGCATCTCGCCAAGACAGCATCGAGCCGTGGCCTGAACGAGGTTCTCCACCAGCATCGGGCCATACAATTTCTTGCGAGGACCGCCCTTGACGGTTGACCCGGACATTTCGTCCTTCTTGCCGGAGAACTCGACGTCCCAGTATCGGATCGGCTTGCCGGATCGAGTCTCGATGACTGCGCACTCCGGCTCGTTCTTGGCCTGTTGTCGGACGAATGCCTCGACCTTTTCCCAGAGGGCAATGATCAGAGGATTCTGCTGGCGATATGCCGCCACTTGCTGGCGAGCTACTGCCGGCGAGAGCTTGAGCTTCCCGCCGGTCAGGGCTTCCGCAACGGAGGCAAATTTGCCGGCCCCGCAGCCGTAGCCAAGGCCGAGCGTCCGAGCCTTGCAGAGATGTCTAAGCTCCGGGGCGAAGTCCTTCATAGGCTCATCCTCGTTATACAAGCCTGACGCCCTGCCATGAGCTTCGTAGAGGTCGATGCCTCCGCTCACTAGCGACAGGAACTCCATGTCGCCGGCAAGCCAGTGAAGGATTCGCGGCTCGATCTGAGAAAGGTCCACCGAGACGAGAACTTTGCCGGCGGGAGCGGCTAGGCATTTCTTCATGCTAATCCCCTTGATTTCGCCCCGAGGAATCGCTTGGAAGTTCAGTCCGCCTGACCCGGAAAACCGAGCAGTATGTTGCGCTCCGCAGAATTTCAGTCGAGTGCTTACTCGGCTATCCGGACGCTTCCTCAAGATTAAACCATAAAGGGATTCTTGAAGCTTGTTCGCCTTCCGCCAGCCGGACATTGCATCGAGCCACTTGGCCTGCTCGGGATGGGCCGACTTCCACTTCATGCAGGCCGGATCGTCCTCGTTAGTCGAGGTAGGCGGCTCGATGCCGGCGAGTCGGCAGGCATCGCCGAGGGCCAGAGGCGAAGTTATCGGAGCCGGGTTGTGGCCGGCTCGCCAAATAATGGCCGCCTCGTAGCCATCCTTAATTTTGTCCAGATCGTCGATGAAGGTCTGACAGAGTCGCGAATCCACCGGCAAGCCTCGCGCGGCTATTAATCGAGTTAGCTCTGAAAGGATAAACTCGAACTCCGGAAAACTTGGGGCGAGTGCTTCATAAATGCGATAGCAGGCTCGGGCGTCCGACAGGGCGTACTCTCTGAAGGCCGGGTTGGCCGCTATTACTTCCGGGGTAAGCCCCTTCATTTCGTCTCGCGCGTCTTTAGAAAGGTCTTCGCCGAACAAATGTTTGTATGCTCCTTTCAGACTTCGGGGATACTGATGCCAAGCGGACATGTCCGCCGTGCAAATCCAGCGGGCCGCTTGAAAGTCCGGCATCTGCCCTTTCGAGATGGCCATCCGGCAAACCGTGGCATCGAAGTCGGCGTTGTGAGCCAATACCGTCTGGCCGGCCAACCGCTCGACCGGCAACTGGTCGGGAGTTCCTACCCATTCAAAGTCGGGGGAGTGCAGGCTGACCAGCGTTACCTTGAACTGCGGATGCATGACGTACCGATCCAGCCCGAGCCGAGCAATCGAATACTGCCTCGACCAGAAAGTTTCCGTATCGGCGGCTATCATTCCTCTATTTCCGGAGGGGCCAAGAGGCAGTCGGCGGATCGAAGTCCTTCCTCAAGGGTAGGGAACGTTTCCGCTTCCAGCCGCCAAGCATCCGCCTCCAGATCGAAAGTGAGAGTAGCCTCCCTGCCGTCCTTCCCCACGATGACAGTTTCCCTGTGGCATTTGTAAGTCGTTTCATCATTCATAATTTTTTAGTTTCAAATTTTTCCTCGCCCAAGGCGGACGCATTCCTCTGACCTCGAAGAACTGCTCGCAGGCCCAGTTGAATTTCACTTTGTCGGAGGCCGACATTCGCGGGCCGGGACTCCATTCCAGATTCGAGGGATGGCTGGCCTTTTCGTGAGCCATTCCGCCCTTGGCCTTCGTTTTCAGGCTGAATACTTTGCCTTTCACTTTGCGAAATCGAACTCATCTTGGTCCGGATGGACCGGGTCAGGCTCCCAAGGGTCAGGCTCGGAGAGGATAAGCAGCTTGTCGTCGGGGCGACTGTCGTCCAGAATCTCAATCTCATTGCCGTCCCGCTTGCCGAGGCCGTTGAACCAGCCGCAAGAATGTTGGCTTTCCGGATCACGCCCCTGAATCCACCAACCACCGCCCTTGGAATCTCCCGAATGTTCCACCCGATAACATTTTTCCGAGTAATTCCCTTGGACGATGGCTCCGACGTTAATCGGATGATGGCCCATTACTATTCCCCTAAACTTCATCCGACTTCTCGAACTTCTCCTTGCAAAGTAGACGCAAATAGTTGCTGACCGAGTGGCCATCCCCGGAGTTCGCCGCCAAGATGCGGACCTTTCGCTTGAACTCCGGCGTTACCCAGAGAGTTATCGAAGACTTAGATTCGACCCTTTTCCCGTCGAAGCCGGCGGCCCCTAAGTTCTTCGTTTTGATTCGCTTCACTGCCCCGGCCTCGGATCGTACTTCTTCAGACTCCGCCAGATTTCGCAGGCGGCGACGAAGGATTTCCACGCCTCGGCCAGCTCCACCGGCGAATAGCTTATTACCTCGAAGCGGCCCGGTTCGGTGGATGATATGTAGCAGTTTGCCCCGTAGACCCTACACTCGAGAATTTCCTTCTCCCCGAAGTAAGTCCCGCCATAGGCCGCTATCTGGTGGACCTGAAAGTCGTAACTAGTTACTTTTTGCTTCGGCTTGGTCTTCCGGGTTTTCCAGTCGATTATGAACTGCTGGCCATCCGCCCCTTTCCCGACGATGTCCACCATCCCGGCAAACCCGTGTTGAGGATTTACGAGGATTTTCTCCCGCTCGATGAACTCCAACTGGTTTTTTTGCTTCCAATCGAATGCCGGCTGAACGTACTCCAGCAGATGGTCGGGAATCGGTTTGCCCTCGAAGTATTTATCGAGGGCGTCATGTACTTCGCTCCCGAAGTCAGCCGCCGTTTCGACGGGCTTCTGGTGCGCTACAAGGCATCGGTCCGTAAACTCTTCAAGAGTCTCCCCGTCAATCGGCTCAAGCTCGAAGGCTATCCGGCATAACTCATTTCTTTTCCACCGCTCCAAGCCGGGCTTTGCGAAGATTCCGGTAATGCCCGTCACGCTGGGGAGCAGGCCGAGCGGTCTGGCATCGCGCAAAGTCGTATTCCTTTCCAGACCGTTCTTGCCGATCTGCTTGTGGCAGGCTTTGCCGGCAAGATCGTAGAAATGACTCCCGCCTTCCTTCGGCTTTTCCTTTAGGACTGCCACGGTCGGAGTGCCTCCCTGACCGCTCGCCGAATTACGAGCAGCCGGTGGATTGTTTTTCGGATGAATCTACGCATCAGAACGGAGGCGATTGGACTTGCGTGAAGCCGGGAGCCGTCTGCTGGGTTTGAACTTGCGGTTGGGCCTGCGGGGCAGGCTGAACCTGCTGAACAGGGGCGGCCTGTTGGACAGGCTGAACAGGGGTAGGCTGGGCGGCAGGTACTTCCGCCGATGAAGCGGGAATCTGGAAGCTCGCCATTTGCGGCACTTGGCCGGCGAGCTGCTCCATCACGGGAGATATGCTCGCGATGTCGGCGTAGGTCCGACCTTTCTGGGACACTTTATGGACGATGGTAATCGTCGCCCCCTTCCCGATCATTACTACGTAGTCCCAGCTTCCATCCATTACCGGCGGGCCGGCAAGCCAGCCTGTCAGGAATCCGATTAGCCGGCTCTTTTCATGCGAGCTGATTTTCATCTCCCCGGTTTGAATCATCGACCCGTCAGGCAGGCCGAACAAGAATCTCGTCATGTCGAGAGTTTCCATGACCTCGGGGTTTTCGTAGGTCGGGCGAGTATGCCCAAGCGTGTCTTTCGTCGCTAGACAGATGACGACGTGCTGACCCGGCGTTGCGAGTCCTTCGACCGGCCATCCCGTAATGGGGCCGTCCGAGGATGTTGTTTGTGTTAATATAGCCATTTTTTTTATGTTTAGTTATAGGTTTAGTGTGAAAGATGATGGTTGAGGATGAGCAGGGCATCGCATGTCTTCAGCGTTACGCCTTTGAGGCTCGGAAAGAGTCTGACCGCATGATCGCGAAGCTTTTTCTTTCGAGGATTGCCTGTAATGCCCTGCAAGCCCGGCAGTCCTTTTTGCCACTCCTGCGGGCGGCAGAGTATAAGAGGAATCCGATTGGCTCGAATCGAGCCGCAGATGAATCCATAATTATATCCGAGCTTGAAGGCGGCGGAGCCGGGAATCGCCTTGCCGACGAAGGGCGGGACTAGCTCGACGACTGCCTCGATTCCTTTTGAATCCTCGTAGTTGAAAAGCTCGTCTAGGTAGGCGAGGAACTCGTCCTCCTCGCTCCACGGGTAAAGCTCTACCTTGTCGAGCGAGCCGAATGCCACGGCGTAGCCTCCGGACTTGCCGGGATCGGAAGCGAGCGTTATCCTCACGCCGCCCCCTCGGCGAGGGCGGCAATCTTCTTTTCGACGTCAGCCCGGACGAAATTCCGCCCGAGCTTCGCAAATTTGAATTTGGCGGCCCAACGTGATAGGGTACGTGGTCCGCACTGGAGGAGAGTCATCGTCTCCTGCCGTGTTATTAATAGGGGCTTCTGGGTCTGGGTTGTGTCTTCTGTCATTCGGATGGTTTTTCCGAAGACAGACTGAACGAAAGTTATTCACACAAAATTTAGATTTTCTTCAAATAATGCATATAGTGCGAACCTAATGTCCAGCCTGTCCTCAATTAGGTGGATGTGGCTTACGATAGCTGAGACTGGACACATTTGACTTCCGTTCAAGATTTAATGCTCTTCCCTCTTATTTTAAAAGTTAAACTTATTCTGAGGCTAACTCTCGCTAATTATCTTATCATGCTTCATTAGCTTTTCCTCTTGTTTTGCTTTGCTCTCAACCTTTTGTAATATTCGGAGTTCCCTCGCCTTTTTGCCTTTCCTCGGCCTGCGGCTCCTCCCAAAGCCCCTAGACGAGCGGCTGCTTGCTTGATTAGATCGACTCGCCAGATCACTTTATATTCTAGTAGCTTTCCGCTGGAGGTATACGTCTTCCCGTACCAAGTGGAGGCATCGAGTCGCTCGGCCTCATCGAATCGCATCAGTGCCGATTCCTTCCAGTTACGCTTGACCGCCTCCGCAAATTTCACTCTGAGCAGTAACTCATGCTTCGCGAAGGCCGTTCTCGTTTCCCCCTCGAATGAAATGATCACTTTCCAGTCGTTGGCGTTTTCTCTTTTCTTCGTAGTCATACTGCTTAAATACCGCTTGCGACAAAGACTAGCCAAAAGTTGCCCCTTCACAAGCCTAAACTACAGTTATTTGCCATTACAGGACAGAACTGACGCTATCGAAATAGCTTTCCGGGCATAACTCCGCGCCGAATTTAGAGCCTAATTATGGGCTTGTTTAGCCGAGGTAATTCGCTCGGCTGGATCGGGCAATGGTGGAGAAGGCCGGAGTCGCACCGGCGTCCTGCCGCTAGGCAGTCGAGTCTTTTCTTCCCCGCGCTTTTTTAGCTCGAATCTTTTTCTGATGGAGTTTGTCCAGAGCATCAATAAAACCGGTCCGCTGCTTCTCCGACATCTGATGCGCGATGCCGTCTTCATGACTGAAATTGTAGATGGCGGGTTTTTTCTTAACGTCTTTCATCGCGAATAATCTCCATCGCTTTATCGTATGACAGGTTTAGGGATTCGGCTTTGTCGCCCTTGAGGAAGGCCCATATATCCTTTTCCGGATACCATAAAGTAGCCTGAAGGTCCGCCGGAGTCAAGTCATACCCCTCGGCCTTTAGTTTCTTCAGGGCGACGTTGAAGGCGTCCACGATGACCGTCCGCTCCTGCGCAGTCGGGATGTCGATGGGCTTTAGCTTTCCGCTGATCGACGACGAAGCAAATGCCCAGAGGGGTTTTTCTTCCAGCAGCTTCGCTTTAGCCGCCTCCGCCTTTTCCAGCCTCGCAGTCGTCTGCTTGACCGGCAGGCCGGCTTTCTTCCGGCTGGCCAGTTCCGCCTTCAATTTGGCGACTGCTCGGTCGGTAGTGCTATATTCCCGGCTCCAGTCCTTCGCCAGCCGTTTGGTCAGGTCGAATACTATCTCGGCGTTGGCCATGCCCTGCCCATGCTCCCCGAAAAGCCGCTCGAACGCGCTTTCGGAAATCTTAAAATTCATTCTGCCGTCTTTTGTGAATCCGCCCGTTATTTGGAGCTTCTCCAAAAACTCCGGAAGTTCAAAATCCTTCGCCTTCCGCTTCCCTTTGTTCTTGCGATGGGAATAAATGAGTCTGCCGATGTCGTCGCGTTTCAGTTTAATCGATACGGATCGGCCCGTGAGACGTCCAAAGGTACGCCGCAGCCAGAGGTCGATAGTAACGGGAAGGTAGTTGCCTTTTAAATTCTGGAAAAATCCTTGCCCGATCTTCGGCCCGAAGACCGCAGAGCCTTTTACTTGATCGTTGATTCGTCCCTCGATGGTAAATTTTTCTTTGCCGAAGAATTTCTGGCCGAACTCGGTCAATTCCTTGACGGTAAAGTCAGTGTCCAAAAAGTCGGAAAAGTCTGTCATCCTCGATTCCATCTCATCGAACATCCGAAGATTCTCGGTAATCATCTTCGCCTTGCCGCCGTGCTTCTTCTTATAGTCGAACACGCCGTGCTTCTGCTTGTAGTCGTACTGGTGGACTGCGGCTCTGGCGTTGTCCAGAACTCGCATGTTCTGGCTGGTAATTGCCAATGCCCCTAGAAAGTTGTCCTTGGCGGCGGCTGAAGTCTTTATTTCGGGAAAGATTTCCTCGGCTATCGTCATGGCCTCGGCGACTGCCTTCGTGTACCAGTCCACCGCATTGCCGGCTCTGGCCAATGCGACTTTCGCCTCGTCGTACAACATGCCGCCCAGCCAGCCGGTCGTTTCCGGAGTATAGTCGTAAGGGTCGATAGGCTCGCCGTATTTCTCGACGTATTTCTCCTGAAAGAGTTTGCCGACGTCGTCGTTGCTCTTGGCCTGCCCTCTTGTGTACTTCCCCGGAAAGCTCGGATCGACGTCCCATGATTGGACCGTATTCGGCGACACGCTCTCCGGCTTTGCGGCCGGCATAAAAGCCTTCCCCGCTCCCCTGCCCTTCGCCGGTAAGTCCCGCAGGATGGTCGGGACTCGGGAGTCGGACGGGGCTTTCTGGGCTGGCATGTAGAGTCGGAGGTTCTCAACGGCCTGCGGATTCTTCGGGAGGTCGAGGACGTGGGAGATGGGAAGAGTTCTTAGTGGTGGAGCGCTCGGGATTGTCTCCCGCCTGACCTTCCCGCCGCCTATCTTCTTTGAAATCTTGTTGGCGATGGAGACGAGTTCGCGGTCATAGAAGGACTTCATGCCCTCGCCGCCTACCTTGAGGTCGAGTCCAGTTAAACTATTGGGAGATTCAAAGGCCATGACTTTTTTAGCTAACTCTTTGCCAATTACTTCGTCGAGTTGCTTCCCGGTAAACTGTTCGGCGGGATAAAGTCCTTTTACCTTTCCATTAGCATCGACATTCAATTTGAATGAATTGCCGTCCTTCGAATCAATCCGCACCGATCTGCTACTCGACCCAACTACTGGGACTGCAATCGCCTCCACCTGTCTACTCAAGTCATACCTCGCCGCCTGCCCCTCGCCGTCCAACCATGCGATTCGGTCATAGCCGTTTTCGAGGGCTTCGCGGATTGTCCGCTTGAGGCCGAGGGCCGGCCAGTTCTTCTTGAAGGGGGCGTCTGGGATTTCCCCAAGCTCCCCCCGCTTCGCATACCCCTCTTTGCGGCCCTTCTGATGCCAATTGGATTGCAGTTCCTCGATGAAGAGTACCTTCTTGCCGCCCGCATCGATGCGGTCGTTCAGGCGAAGCCAGAGCAGGACGTTGTCTCCGAAGTGAATATCATCTTTGAATGTTTTTCCAGTTTTAAGGTTTTCGATTCTATTATTTATCGCACTTTGTTCGTGGGCTATTTCATTGCTAAGAATTCTATCTCCCTCGGCCTCCGCTTCCTTCCGGGCAACGCGATGCAGCTCGGCCTCCTGTTCGAGTTTTGCTACTTTCCGCAATTCGGGTTTATTTAAAGCCTCGACCGGCAGCTTAACAACTATTTCACGGTAATTCGTCCCGCCCGGTTCTTGGGAGTCGGAGAATTTCGGAGACGGCATGTCCCTCCTATCATCGCGGACGTACTCCAGCAGCCTAGGAGCGTTCTCGGCGACGAAGGCGTCCACCTCGCCCTTCGTTACGCTCTTGCGGTCCTTCAGCCAGTCCATTAGGCCGATCTCCTCGGCGTAGGCTTTCGAGCCTGCCGATTTCAATAGGGCCGCTTCAAGCTGCGCCCGGCTAAATTTGTCCTGCTTTATTCCGGGCAATACATCGTCCCGAATATTGTCCGGAAGTCCGAGTGCGCGGTCGGCCGGCATATAAAGTCTATTTTTAACGCCTATTTCGCGTTCTGAAATCGCCCGTCTTTTTGCGATTGCCGCCTTGTATTCGGCGCTCTCTTCCGGGCCAATTCCCGTTTTTTCGAGCAGGGCATTCTCTTCCGGCGTCAAAGCCAATGTGATATCACTTTCAGACCGCTTGCCCACTGGCCTCTGAGGGTCGAGCAGGGCCGAGTTCAGGAGTTCGTTCAGAGCATCGTTCCGGCTTATGCCCCGCTGGGCGGCGAGACTGTCCACCGCATCGCTCATTTCTTGCTTCGTCCGCAGTAGAATTTTCTTCTGCTGGCCCTTGCTTTCGGCCGGCATAAAAAGAATGTTCCCTTCGGACGGGGAAAACGTCCCTCGGTTGTCCGCCGACTTCACGTTTTTTGCGGCGTCGAAAATCACTAGTTCGCCCCGGTCGCCGATTTGGGCGGCATCGAAGCCGAGAGCTTTTATGTCCGAAACAAAATCGTTTAGATGGGCGGCGCTTCCACTCTCATCGCGGACTATGGTTTTCCAATTCTCGGCGTCCCATTTGAAATTGTTTTTTTCGGCCTCCGCCGAAAGGCGTTTGGCGAGCGCGTTCAAGTGAGCATCATTTCTCCAGTCCCAGATTTTATTAGCCCGAGCATAAAGGAGGGTCATAGGTCCGCGGTCGGCGTGGCCGGTTGGGACTTTCCCAGCATCTCCCCGAGGATTTGGTTGTGAAAGCCATATGGCCCTTATGAAGCCGCCTCCTCGGCTGGGAGTCCCCGGGATCATGCTTTCCGGGCCGCCCTGCCCGAGTGATCCATGATGAATCCACGGGAGCGGGGTTTTGCCGCCAGTCCCTTGATATTCGAGCGTTTTCGACTTTCCGAACCACGCCCGGAAGAACGGCGAATCCGTTCCTTTCTTCCGCCATTGTTCGGCGGACCATTTCTCTTTCCCCTTCGGAGCGCCTGCCTCGGCGGCCGGCATAAACAGCTTGTCCCGCCCATACGCATCCGGCGTCCTGACGTTGCCTGCGCGCCAGCCCTTCTGCTCGTCCGCCAACCTGGCGGCCTCGGCCAGCTCCGACTTGGTCTTCCCGACGTCGACCATGCGGGCGAATCCTTCGCCGGGTATGTCGCCGGGCAGTTCGGGGAATGGCAGCGGAATCGTGTCGTCGGGACTGCGGCGGCGGGGCATGAAGTTCTCGGCAATCTTCTCGTAAGAGATTGGCCTCTTGCCCGAAAGTTGTACCACTTTGCCGATGCGTTCGATACGGCGAGAACGGTAGACGGGTCTAGTGGCCTTACTTCCCGTAAGACCGGCAAGCCAAGGGTTGGCGTCAAGTTGGCCTTTGCGGCCTTCGCCGAACGCCGAGTTCAGCAGGTTGCGCCTTGCCTCGGCAGTTTGAGGGTCGGCATGAAGTCCAGTCGCTCCGGGTCGTCCTGCGGCGTGGTTGCGGTGGTAAGTATCCAAGTCGTCTAGGATTAAATCCTTTGCGAGGGCCTCGTCAGACCCGTACAGGCGACTTACCTCGGCCTTCTGCGTCCTGACCAGTTTCTCGACGTTCTTGACGAGTTGGTCGATGGAAACGGTGCGAAAGTTGATGTTGCCCGCCTTCGTGATTTCAATCCCGTAGGGGACTTCGGTCAAATGTTCGACTTTGGCGTTAACGTATTTCCGACCGCCTTTGGTCGTCGCCTTGAAGTAAGAGATTAAAAACTCATTCCCTTCGCCGGACTTCAGTTTCTCGTTTAAGTCTCTAAGAAGACCAATCTGTTCCTTGTTCCACCCCCCCGCTTGCTCGACGACGTCGATCACTTTGTCCGAAAGAAACGTTCCCTCGAACTTTCCATCTACTTTAGCGGAAGGTCTAACGTGGCCTGCCGATAGCTCGCCCTTGGCGTCCGCAGCTTCAATGGCGGCTTTCAAGGCTTCCGAAAAGCTTTTGTCGTACTTGTTCCTTTCGCGAGGAGTCATTGCGTGGCTGGTCGAAAGAGTGCCGTCTTGGTTGACTCGGAAAAACGTGCCGGCGCGGAGAAGGTCTTGCAGGCCGGGGTGCTTGGCGAAGTCCGCCCCCTTGACCTCAAAAGTGTTTTCGCTTTCGGGAAGTGGGAATTTCTTGGCTCTTGTCTCCGGGTCCAAGCCTTCGAGCTTCCGGTTGTACTTGCGTATCAATTCAGTCACGGCAGGCGTCCTGCGAAGTTTACGGAAGATGGCATTGTCGGCCATTAGCGGGCCTTCGGGCCGAAAGCCTCCACCGAGAATGCCGATCAAATTCTTGAGTAGGGGACGATTTTGGACTAACTCCGTTTCCATGAGTGTACGCATCATCGCTCCCAGCGGTCCTTCGTGCAGGTCGCGGTAGCGGCGTTTGTCCTTCAGGAGGAAGTCGGGGCCATGCTCGCCTACGATTTCCCGGACCGTCCTATGGTCGGTCATCACTACGCCCTCCGCACCCTCGGTAGCGCCTATCTGTTCGCCGTAGTCCTTGCGAAGGGCCTCGAAGTCGGAGTTGGTCTTGTAGCGGCGAGGGTTGGTCGGGCTTCCCGCCTCCCCGATTAGGATCGGTTCGCCTATTTCCAAGTCGGGGTACTTTGACTTAGTCTCGGGCGTGACTCGTTCCGTATAAACTCCGGGCTGCTCTGTCAAGGGATTGCCGAGGAGAATGTCGTCGAATTTCTGCATCCCGCCTCGTTTGTCGATGTCGTGGATGATTTCATGGGAAAGGACGAACTCCAGTGCGCGGGGAGAGTCTACGTTTATTGCGATATGGCTGGTCTGGTCCTCGACGTAGTGATGTCCCGGCGAACCGTCCTTCCCCTTGTTCTCGAAATGCATGACGAGGTCGGGGTGGCGCAACTGCATCGAGGCCATCGCGAGTTGCTTTTCTCGCGGCATCTTGAAATACGCCTCTTTTTGCCCTGCCGGAAGGTAGTTGTCCTTGAAGTGGAGCCAATCGCCATAGCGAGCTTTAACGAGTTGAGCGGGGTTGTCGAACCTGCGGAAATGCCCGAAGGCGGCTCCCCCCATGCCAAGCGTCAACCCCATGCCAAGCCCTTGGAGGGTCGGGTCTATGTCTTCCCCTCCTCCGGCGACGTACCCGAATCCTGCGCCTATTCCGGCGGCGGGGATTGTAGCTGCTCCGATGCGTCCTCCTGTTTCGGCTACCCGGCCGAGCTTGCTGTCATCCAGAAATCGAGCCAATGCTGCCGAGCCGGGGCCTAGCCTGCCGATTGCTCCCGTTTCGTCGGTAAGTCCAAAGGCCCTTCTCTTGAGTCCGCCCTCCGCCGCCCCATAAGACCGGCGAAAGCTCGATCCGTACGTCGAGCCTAACGTAGTTCTGTCTATGGCTTGGTCTATGAGGCGCTCGGGATTGGTCGAGCGAAGTCTTCTGAAGTAGGGCAAGTACTGCTCCGCTTTCATCATCTCCCTCCCCGCCAAGGCCATGTCGCGGCCATAGCGGGAAAGAAACGCAGGGCCGAGGGCCGTTGCCATAGCCAGCAAAACGTCATCTTCGTCGGCTCCTAAAAGGGCGAATGCGCCTGCTCCTGCCGCTCCCCTCATTCCCCACTTCGATGCGCTGCCGCTCATCAGGCTGACGGCGTCGATTTCCGACATTCCAAATTTCCCCAAAAGAGTGATAGCTGTTTCGGGGGCAATGGTAGAAAGGAAGTCGAGGACGGACCCTATGTTCTCGGCGGTTTTTCCTGCGGCTACAGTCGCGCCTCCGACCACCGTGGCGGCAAGGGGAGCGCTGCTCTTGATCGGAACGCCCTCCAAGGCGTTCTCAATCATTAGTCTTGCTGGGCTTCCCTCCTCAAGCCCTTCGGCAAATGCTCGCAGGCCAATGTCCCGCTTCTTGGCGATTGGAGCCAACTTTACCGCATTCTCGGCTATCTTCCGTTCGAGGACTTGAATAGCCTCGCCGGCCCGAACCGCCTCGCGGCCTGCCTGAAGTCCTGCCCTGCCCCCAACGCGCCAGCCTTGGACCGACCCCGGAGCCGCTTTCACTACTTGCTCCAGTGCGCGTTGCTGGGAAATCATTTTCAAAGTGTCTTGAATCAACGCCCGGTTGGCCCCCGTCAGAGTACCTCTGCCGCCTACCCCGAGAGCCTTCGTCGCTACTCCGAATGGAATCCAGTTTATCGGGTCCATGATGAGTGATCCACCCATTGCCGCCTTCTGGTCCGGCGTAGCTTTTCCCGATGCCATAAGCTCGACGATCTCGGGCTGCATGCCTGCGGTCTTCCAATCGTCGTCCTTGGCGTATTCTACGGCCACGCCTGCTCGTTGCTTTTCCAGTTCAGCTACACGCTTCCAGTACTTGTAAGACGACTGGAGGTCTTCCTCGGAGTCGTCGTCCTCCATCATCCTGTCGATCACTCTGCCTCCACCGGCCTTTAAATGTTTCCAGTTCAGTAGGACGTTACCGCCGGTCTGCTGGGCAGTGGCTTCCGCTTCTGCGATCTGTTGGTTGGTCCTGCCGCCCGTCACACGCCGAAACGCATCCCTGCCCCAGTACGGCAGCATCCCGAGGGCAGTTACGTTGCCCCCCTCGTCCTCGTCCCATGAGAATATGTCGGAGAGTAAATGCGAACCGCCCTCCCATATCATCTTCCCGGCCTCAACGCCGGTATCGATAACGCCTTCCGCCTTGGCGACGTTCCCCTTGAACGCCCCTTCTTTCTTGAGGGTCTTGAAAAGTTCATAGCTGGAAGTCATGTCTTCCAGACTTAACGGCATCGCTGGACGCGAGGCCGCTTCTAGGTAGTTAAAATCCTCCTGTGTCAGGGGACTGGCTACCGGATAAGGAGAGGCTGCCATAGGGATTTAGGGACTTTCGGCCCGAAGGCCCGTTAAGGGCCGACCTGAAGAGTCCGTTGTAATCGGCTCGTACTGGGCTGCCTCAACCTTGTGGAACTCCCCGGCGGCATCCCTTACTACAATAAAGCCCGGAAGTAAATCCGGTCCGATAATCGTGACGTCCTCCAACTTCCCTCGGAGTAGTGTCTTGAATGTCGCCCCCGGTTTGTTCGTCGGAGCCTTTACGGCCCTGTCCCCCGACAATCCGGCGCGGCGAATCTCTAGGAACTCGGCCGGCACTATATCTTCGATTGCCGCATTTTGCCTGCCAGCTACTTCGGAATAAAAATCCACGTAGGTGGCAAGTTCATCGAACTGCGCTTGGGCGGTATCTTCTGCGGATTTCCTAAACATTTCCCGCTGATCATGCGTCAATCTCTCGCCCGTTTTTAATTTGTTGTAAAGATTCCAGATTTTTGTGTCAACGCCTCCGGCATTCGCCGCAGTGGCGAACTCTCCTTCCCTGACCGTGCTGCCCGGATCAAGAATCTTCATGTAGCCGAATATCAAGGAAATGTCGTCTGCGGGGCCTGCCCCTTTTGCGGCAACTTTCACTTTCTCGTAGGCGGCGCTGACCTTGTTGTAGTCCTTCACGCTTGGTAAGGCTATAAACTCTTTGCGTAGGTCTGCGGTGGGCTTTTGCATGGCTGCTTTAACGTCCAACCCGGCTTTCAGTCCGGCGAAGTTTGCCGTCCCCTCCTTGATGGCCAACTCCCTTTCGGCGAGTTTCCCCGCAGTCTCTGCCTTCTGCAATTCAAGCTGGCGGCCTAGAAGCATTTGCTTGGCCTCCGGGCTTTTGATTGGCGGCATCCCCTCAAGTCGAGCGGTAAAAGCGGAAGGAGATTGGATCGAGCCTAGCCCCGCCGCCGCAGCGTCAGCCCGCCCTTGGGCGAAGAAGTCTCTAATTCCAGAATCCGAAGGCTCGACAGTCTCGGCCTGCGAAGGCAGCATTAAGTCCAGATACTCCGTTGTCCCGGCCCTCGCCCTTTCCTTCTCTTGGAAGCGGGAAAAGTCTTGAATAACGGGGCGCATTTCGGGGCTGTTGTAAATTATCTTTCCCGTGAGGCGAATCTCTTCCGTGTCGTCTGAATTTATCCCGTAACTTTCAGCAAACCCCGGATTTTTAGAAATACGAGCCTCGAAAGCATCGATGAAGTCGCGTTCCTTCTTTTTTGCTTTCTTATGCTCGCGATGCTTTTCGACCGCCTGCCCCACCGTCTGGCCAATCGACTCGAACGCCGCGCCCCAGTTTCTACCCGGAGCCGTGGCCTCCTGCATATTCATGCGGGCGATCTGCGGCGCAGGCCCTCTTCCGTAAAATGGTATTCTTGCCATAGTTTTATCCTCCTTTTACGAGTCTTATCCGGGCATTGCATAGGCCGCAGCTACACTGGCCCCGCCCTGTATCATGTTGGAGATCATTGCCGCCTTATTCGCAGCCGTGGCCGTTTTGGCGTCCATCTGTCCCTGCCAGTTCTGCGTACTCAATGCGCCGGCGTAAGCCGATTCCGGGTTGAAGATCGCCGGCGAAGCGTCGAGTCCGAATCCCGCCGTGCCGAATTGTTGGGCCACGTTGGAGCCGGTGTTCAGTCTTTGTCCAGTCATCCCTAAAAATGCGTCGAATGGGGCCATCTTGTAGGCCGCTGCTGCGTTTTGCATTCGCTGGGCCTTTGCCCCTCTATCGCCCGATATCTTGGCTTTCATTCTGGCGTAGTCGGAGACGTTCTGACCGACCAGACCTCGCTGGGCCGCCATTGCAAGAGACTGCTGATCAGTATCGCGAGTTTCCTCGGCGGTCATTCCTCCGCCTGCCTGCATGTCTTCGAGAGCTTCGGTCATCACGCTTTGGCGGAGAGATTCGGCCAATGGATCGGCGGCTCGTTGAGCCTGAACCAGTTGCGGGCCAAGTTCGCGCAACATATCGATATCGCCTTGGACGCCTGCTCGTTCTTGGCGAACTAGGCTCGGAGCGATGTAGTCCTCGAATGCCTCCAGCAGTCCGATGTCCGCAGGGATGCCGAGTTGCTCCAACTGGATGCGCCTTTCTAGGTTGGCGTATTCGGGGCGAGTCTCTTGTTCTGCCGCTAAAAGTGGTCTAGATAAATCTATCTGAGCCTGAAGGGTGTCGGCAGTTTCCTTGCCGTAGTCGCGAGGAGGCGGAGCTTCCACGTCCCCTTTTTTGTAGCTAGGGATGCCTCCGGCGGCGGGATTCCCCTGCCCTCCTGCGGCCATCAGTCCCGCCTCTTCCTGCGGGTTGACGTATGCGAGTCTTTCGCCCGGAGGCGCTGCCTCGTTCAAAGTGTTTGCGGCGTTTCTAAATGGATCGTTCATAATTTCCCGTACATTTTTTCCCATCGATAAGTTCTTAATTTCGTTTCGCCGTTCGGAGTAACTCGCCGGAACATGACGAACGGTAATGGTTCGACGGCGTCCATCATAGCCTTGAGTCCGCCTGCTCCCGCCGCCCAGCGGACGTACCAAGTGTCAGGCTTTTCGGCGAACCATTGCCCGCTCGGTTCGACTGCCTTGTCGATTGGCTTGAGCATCATAAAAAGCTTTGGCGATGATACTACCAGCCCGCCGACTAGATAGTTGTTCAGTTCGGCGAAGAATTTCTTTTTGTCCTCGTAAAGCAGGGCTATCTGCTCGAAGGGCGCGTAGCCCTTCAGCTTGGTAAGCAGGTCTGTCTTTATATGGCCCATTTTAAGTTTGCGACATCGTGATGGTTGGACGGATTAAGAAGCAATTGTTCCGAATGTTTTCCATGTGCCGGGAGTTCCGGAAGCGGTGCATATCCAACCGGCAGTTCCCCCGGCGGAAGGCGTGACGTCCAATACTCTCTCGCCACTGTAGTGGTATCCGGCGCTAGGTGCTGCCGTATTTCGGATGTCTTGGTAAAGTACGCCGTCGACGTAGTCCGTATTCGCCGTGTCTTTGTACAGAAATACGTTCTTTACGCCTATGGTAATCGCAGTAATAGTCCCCACCCCTATCGTCATCCCGATTGAGGCGGCGGACGTCGGGCATTTAAAGATGTGATTCTGTTTGAAAAAGTCAGTGCCTACGGTCGAAATGGCGGAGAGAGCGAACGTTCCGAGCGCGGTGGGAGTGCTATCGTAAACGGTTATGTAAATGCCCGTTAGATTATTCGCAGTTGCGCCGGCTATCCGTCGAATCTCGCCGCCGAAACTGATTATATCTCCGGCGGTTACCGCTATACGATCCGCAGTGTCTATGGACGAACTTTCAGCGGTGGACCCGGTGCTATCGAACTCCGTATAGTCTTCTACGATGGTCGGGCTGTAGTAGAGATTCCAGAAATCATCGTGAGTTCCGGGCGTCCGCGAATCGGGGATTAGGTTTGTCCCTGTTTTTACCGGGTCGATAATCGAGATAGTTCCCCCGATGAACGTCCCGTATTGATCCGTCCAATCCGCGACGTCGCTGCCCAAGATCGTCGTTTTTCCCGTCCCCGAAGAGTTGCCTTTTAAATTCAGTACGTCGAGATCGCAGTTTTCTATGACCGTATTTCGGACAGGGCCGTTGGCTTCCCATATGGAAACGCCATTCGTCACGCGACTTAGATGGACGGACTGGACGCTTTTACCGGCATTAGGCTCGAAGTCCATCCAGTCCCCTAAAGCCGTCAATTCCGCCGACTCGCCTTTAAAGCCATCAATGACCACGTCTTTAGCCTCGGTAACAGCCAAAGAGAGCCGTCCGTAATTATCACTCTCACAATCGCGAACGATCAAATCGGCGGCAGCGTTCGCGACGTAAATGCCATCGTAAGACGCTCCGCTCATGTAAACGTTTTCAACCGTCAAGCGAAACGCCGTCCGATGCTCCAGCGAAAACGTTGCACCGGTTGCGAAATCAGTTACGCCATGCGTCAACGACATGTCCCGCACGGTTATGTTTTCGTTTATGTTGAAGATACTAGTGTCACCGGCTGTCGTGATAGTCGTGTTCGACCTCCCATCGCCAACTACGAGTAGTTCCGTATTTAAAGTTATACGTCCTGAAATCGAATAAGTGCCGGCCGGGAAATACAATACCCCGACATTGTTGGACGAGCAAAAAGTGATCGCGTTTTCTATGTCCGCTTTCGCGTCCGTAGCCCCCGTATTGTCCGCGCCGAAATCCAGAACGTTCGCGATGGCCGCTGCTCTGTCCGCTAACGTTCTGGCCTCGCTCCCGCCGGTGGAAATGATGGACGGGTTGACTGTGTTGAGTTTGTCGGCAGTGACTAACTCGCCCGAAGAAAATCTAGTGTTGGCCATGACTATTCGTATTTCGTGGTTAAATTATTGGAATCGTCGGTCAGCTCGGCCCGCATTCCTCGAAGCTTCATCCTGCCCGAGCCGGCGAATTGGTACTGGAGGCTCTGCCCTCTTTTCCGAAGGCTAAAACGTGTGAGAAAATTTTCGTCGGCAGTCGAGGGAATGCTCGGCGTGAAGGATGAAGTAGAGTCGGGATCGCGGGCGTTCAGAGTGACGGTCAGGCTGACGCTCGACTCTAAAGTTTCGCCGGCGAAGCTGCCTCGCCTGAAACTTTCGACGTCCAGATTGTTTCCGCCGTAGTGGCGAGTGTCCAAAGTCCATGCGACTTTTCCCGCGCCCTCCAAGGCTCCCTGCTCTAAGAGGATGAGCTTGCCGTCATCAGTCGCGGCGTAGAGCCGTTCGTTTGTGTCGTCCGAACGGCGAACGAAGTCCTTTATTAAAAAGGTATACTCGTCGCGAGACTCCCATGCCTCGATTTCCGAATTGAATATGTAAATCCTCGTTCCAGTGCCGTTTTTGAATGCCAGATAGTAGCGATTGTTGAAGTAGACGCTGCGAGCGGAGGTCTGGGCTTCCACCATGTCCTCGGCTAAAATCTGGTCGTTGATCGGCTTGGAAAGCGGTTCGGATCGGAGGTCGAACTGCGTGAGGACTCCACGCGTGTTGCTTGCATCCACGCCTACGTCGAAGGCGTACACGCCCTTATCCGAAAGAAAGAATATTGCCGAACCGATGTTCTGAATGGTATGCCGGGAAACGCATCCTATGTTGGCGCTGACTTGCGTCATGGCCGCATTCGGCAATAGCTCCAAATCCGAGATCGCCCAAGTGGATCGGCGCTTGAAAACGATTGCGGCGTTTTCAGGCACGGGAGCCATTCCTACGACGTCGTCGCCATCTCCCTTGCCGAAGGTAAATTTATTGAGGACGTCGAAATTCGACGGGTTGGCTAAGTCGGAAAATGCTATCTGGTCCTTATCGCTCTGGATGGCCATCCTGTCGCCTACGACTATTCCATAGTCCGTTTCCGGAATGCCGGGGTCTACGACGAAATCTCGAACGTCGTTTACCTCGTTGCCGTCCCATGTCTGAGCAGGGCCGCCTAGGTAGAGGGCCGTCAATGAGACTGGAAGCGTTTCGCCCAGCCCCTTGAATACGATCTCCTTGTTGGAGAACTGAAGGCCGTCGTTACTATTTGGAAAAGTGCCGAGCGATACGAAGACGTTCGCCTCCTGAACGAGCGAATCCCCGGATTCAGTTAGCAGGACGTACTGAGTTAAATCCGATCCACCTTCCAGCAGGATTAAGTTTTGGTCGAAGCGAACGGTCGAAGTGCCGGACCCGTCCCAAAGTTCCATCGATTTTACCTTGAAAAGAGCGACGTTGTTCGAGCGGTCAGAGCCTATGCCGCCGAAGTAATTCGCCGAGTAAGTAGTCGCCCCGAGCGACACTTTCTGGACGTAGCCGTTGCGAGTCGTCGCCGTGCCGTCCTCCATCCGGACGTTCTGGGCATCCGCTACGAAGCCGGAAGGAAGTAGGGCCGAGTCCTCGCGGGACATGATGCCGCGAACTAACGCATCGCCGACCTCCCGCATGGGAGAGTCCAGCTTTCCTATTTGGCGAAATTTTCTCATTCTACCATGTTGCGATTGCCACGCGCTCCCAAGTATCCGTTGCCGTGCAGACGTAAATGTAGCCCGTATCCCATGCGATAGTGCCGACTGTCCCGGTGGCGGAAGCCGAGGCCGGGGTGCTAGTCGCCACTTTCAAAGAGGTAAGAGTTCCCAGCGATGTAATGGCAGTCTGGGCGGCGGTAGTTACTGTGGCGGCAGTGCCGGAAGTGTTGCCCGTAACGTTGCCCGTTAAGTTGCCCGTGACGTTACCCGTAACGTTGCCTGTTAAATCGCCCGTTACGTCGCCTGTTAAATTACCGGTAACGTTGCCAGTAACGTTGCCCGTCAAATCCGATTTCATCAGATTCTCCACGGTAATCTTTTTCGTAGTGGCCGTCCCCGAAATGTCGACGATGGCGAGGACGTCGTCAATCGCCGGTTTTTCGTCCGGAAATGCCGTAAGGTTCGTAATTTTGGTATTAGCCATTTTTCTAAGTCGTTATCGTGGCTCCGAGGGCCACTATTTTGAAGTTCGAGCCGTCCGAAACTGCTGCCGTTGCCGCGCCGCTATTTCCATCGCTCACGAAAATGATCTGTCCGGCGGGCGATGCCGAGGGGGCAGTTGCCACGCTGTAGGTTCGCAGAGTTATAGTCGTCCCGCTGACCGCCCCGCCGGTAAGGGCCACGCTGTTCGCGGCCTGCGTGGCGATTGTTCCGAGGCCCAGATTCGTCCGGGCAGTTGCCGCTGCCGCTAGGTCGGAAAGATTGTTCGCGGCTTGCAGGGCCGTGTCCGCCGTTGCGCCTTGGGCCGCAGTTGCGAAGTCGCTAGTCGCGGCAGTTGCCGCCGTGCCTAGTCCGAGGTTCGTCCGGGCGGTCGATGCCGCCGCGAGGTCGGAAAGATTACTAGCCTTTTGAAGGGAGTCGTCGGCTGTCGTCCCTTGGGCGGCAGTGGCAAAGTCGGAAGTCGAGTCTCTGGAGGCGCTGCCCAGATCGAGAGCGGCAATTTCAGTCTCGGTAATATCCGTGGCTTGCGAATCCACCTCGGTCTGATTGTACAGGTCAGGGAGTCTGGACGCTTTAACGCTTCCAGTTCCGGCGGCATCCTGCCCGATTGCCACGGGTTGGCCGCCATCCGTTTTTACGAAAACTCGGCCTTTCCGGATCAATGTCGTCGAGATGCTCACTTTTTAAGCACTTGGTAGATGCGGATGCACATGAATACGGCGGTGCAGCAGGCGGCTATAAGGCTCGCCAGATGGCTCCACTGGGCTAGGCCAGTGGCAGTTACGAGGCCGCCTATGCCCCCCCAGATCGTGCGGTCGGCTAGAATTTCCACGTTTTCGCTAGTTCGAGGTTCGAGCATCCGCTGAATAGTTCGATTACGGCTATGGCAACTATGATAAGCGCGAAGCCCGTTAGAATTTTGCCCCTCTTGGAAAGGCCGTTAAAGATTTCAAGTAGCTTTGTCATTTTTCTCGCAAATTTTGTTAATTTTCTTCGTGTTCGACCGGGTAATGAAAAGAGGGATGGCTAGAACTCCGAGTATACAGAGAGCGGCGACTTTCAGGGCCGTCCAGATCGTATCCGTAGCCTTCTCGATGGTACTTTGCTGGCCCTTCATCTGGGCCGAGACAATCGCTGACACGTCGCCCCGGCTCAAGGCATCCACGGTACTGACTAAATCCTTGTTCTCCTCTACGAGGGCCGCCCCTTTGCCTACGGACCATCCTATCAGCGCGCCGCCTCCGGAGGCTACTGGACCGCCAACCGCTCCCACGGCCCCGCCGACAGTCGCGCCGAGAGGAGCGTAAAAACCGGTTCGGGAGCATCCGGACAAAGTGAGCATGGCTAAAGTCATTGTGGCGAGAAGCCTCATTCAATCGGAGGTGGGTCCGGCAACTCGTAGTCGGTAGGCTCTCCTAGCTGTGAGGCGTAGGTAGCGTCCCAACGAATGTACCATTTTCCATCGTGCTTTTCCACGCCCACTGCCCGGAGCGTGTCCCCGGCCGGAAAACCAAACTGTTCGTTTAGTTCGTCCTGCGCCGCCGTTGCCGCTGTTTTCGTCGAGTACCGATAGCCTTTGAGTGTCATCTTAATATGTCCCGTAGAAGGTGTTGACGTTGGCGAGTATGGCGGCTTTCTGCGATGCCCGCCCCACTTGATAGAATACTAGCTCCGAGATTTTTCCTTCCCATGAATCGTAGCCGCTTCCGTTCCCCGATCCAATGCATTGCTGTGTGTAGCCGGTATATAGGTTTGGGGCCGTGGTAGTCGTTACTTCCGAACCTCCGTCAGAGGAAATACCGGTAGTAGTGCCGTCATAATTCCACCACGCGATGGATTGAGTGTTGCTGACCAATGCCGCAGAGGAGTCTAGTGTGATGCCCACACTATTAACGGCTTGAGTTCTTCGGAAATAAATGTTCCCGCTTGTGCCGTAAGCCCCGATATTATCGCCATAGCGATAACTATAGCTATCTCCTGTCACGGCTGTACCCATAAGCATTTCGCTTTGCGTGCCGCCGCCAACCGTCAATTCGCATACCGCTAGACCCGCCGTGGGCGAACCGGTCTTGTTGTTCCAGCATTGCGTGTTCGGAGTCCACGTAACGCGAACAACGCTTTTTAGCCACGTTACGCCGCCGAACTGAATGGACGGTTTGGAGTTGCTTACGACTACCGCCCCCGCCGATACGATGACAGGCTGTTGCGCGGCGGTAGACATCGTACCGTCCATACCATACGGCCCTTGGTCGTACCATGTGACGACGTATCCCGTGTCGCTTCCGGTAGTCCCGGTGTGCGTTAGAAGCGCCGCTTGGTCTAGCACTCCCGTGTCGGTAAAACCTATGTCCGCCTCGCCGTCGTCGCTGGATCGGCGTACCTTCACGCAGTTGCCGGTGTAATCCGGAACGATTTGACGGAGGGAAAATACGCAAGTTGCCCGTGAAAATAAATCCGGCATGTAAAGATGCCAATTTGATCCGTCCGAGATTATTGTTCGCGTGGTGTCCGTTTCGTAGGCGATAACTCCCGCGCCGTGTGTCGGGCGAGTGCTAGAAGTGCATGTTTGTAACGTTGACATAATAATTATTGTTGTTCCGGATAGTTAAACCAGAGCGCACCGTCGAATACGTAGAAATTATCCGTATCCGTTCCGTAGGCTATAGTCCCTGCGTTATCGCTGGAACGTGCGAGAATGTTAGCTTGCGTGTCCACTACGCCTACGATGAACACGGCAGCCCCGCCGCCAGACGGCGAACCGCTAATCGTCGCGGCAGTCCCTCCGCCTAGGCCCGTGCCTAAAGATATGCCTGCTATGGGCATACTAAGCCTTGTATGCGATTACGCTTCCGGAAGTCAGCGAAATTGAAGAATAACGGCCATATATTACCGTGCCGGCGGCGAATTCCGTGGCGTCCACTATGAAATTCGTTTCATTTTCCATATTACCAGTCAGGTCTGCGAAAACCGTTGTCGCCGTACATTGGAGCGCGAAGAAATCCCCGGCGTGAGCCGCCGTGTCTTTTATGTAAAGCGAGCCTCCTCCGCCGCTAAGATTGTAAACTGTTACTTGTCCCATTTTATACCGTGGTTTGCGTGATTAAAACTGTTGGCCAAATGGCCGGATAGGAATTGATGACGATTCTATTTTGTTGCTGGAGGCGTTCGACCCTGTCGATTTCCTGAAGCAAATATTCCTCTGCCTTTTGCTCCTCTAGATTGCTCTTTTCGTTCTGGGCTTCAGCCCGATAATGGTCTGCGATTGCGGCAGAGAGTAGATGCCTTTCGAGGAATTGCGGAAGGTCCGTTTCCGCCCCGCCATAGTCATTGCTCGGAACTTGCGATCCGACTACGTAGACGGTCGTTTCCGAAGTGTCCGCCGGCAGGACCAGCCAACCGCCCAGCAGGCTGTAGCTTATTTGCCTCGCGGTTCTATCCTCCCAAGGGACTTTGTCCCAGACGGCGTATACGTCGAATAGGTTGTCGTCATCGTCGATCTGGACGGCCTTGTCGGCCTTTAAAGTGGCGGACGAAACTGCGGCGACAGTCTTCGTCAAAACGTTTATCAGCTCGGGCCATTTGGACCTTGTCCATGCTCCGCGAACTCTGTCATTCAGGCTCCTCTTGAGGGCCGTCTCCTCTGTGGCAAGGAGCGTGTCCACTCCGATTGCCGAAGTGTACCTGTCCTTGAAATCGCTGTAAGTTACGACTCGCATCTAATCGAGCTTGCATTCGGGATTGTCGCGGAGAAATTCACGCTTGTAAGTGGCATCCGACATACAGCCCGGATTCTGCTGCTCATGCCGCATGTAAGTCGCCATGTCGTAAACTGCGGCGGGCTTGAAGTCTCCGCCCCCCCGAACGTTCTTGTCGGCGTGAGCGCGAATCTTTCGCATCCGATCCCGATAGCCCGCCTTTTCTTGAGCCTGCTCGCGGTCGATTCGCTTTGCCAATGACTCCGAAACTTCGGAATCGCTTACTCGGCCTCGCTTCGGGCCTTTTCTTACGATTATATTAACACTCATTTACGCCAATTAACTGTTAAAAAAAAAGGGAGCCGGCCTTCCCCAAAGCCGGCCCCCTATTAAACCCATCCCTAAAACTGTAAAACTAAACTATCGATCCGAGTGCGCGAGGATTGGTAACGCAAAGCGTTATCATCGCTTCCACGAAGGCTCTTGGTCCGGCTCCGAGGTCGGGCAAGTCCTGACTGGTAATCCCTTCCAAGAACTTGAGGCTGACTGTGTCGTCGCCGGGCAAGAGATATGCGCGATTCGAGTTTAATACCGATTCGGTAGTGTTTGTTTCTCGAACCCATTCGCCAGTAGTTCCAGTGCCGTTGCCGTTGATTGCGGCCCCCGACGTGTCCGTAGTTTTGAACGTGTCGGTAGTGGCATTTGTTACTAGGCGGATGCCATTGATCGCCGTGTTGATTAGCGAATTAGTAATCGTTATCTGATCGCCATTGGTCAACCCATGCGCGGCGGACGTTATTACGGAAGGCGAAGCGGAGGTCGAAGCAGTTATTGCTTTCGACTCTTCTCTACCTAAGAAGAGGTCCGGTATGACCTTTAAACTGCCGTACGATGAGTTATATTCTGTGATACTGAGGGTCAAACGACCTCCTCCGACTTCTTGATTGAAAGTCGAAGACCCGGCGTCAGCTCTCGAAAAATCCGAAATTTCGTTGACACAATTTGGGCCGGCAAAAAGTCGGTAATCGGTCTTAGTCCCGCTTGCCTCGTAAACCGCTTGGAGCAGTGCGCGAAGGTCGGATTCGGCCATCGTATCCCCCCCGGAAGATTCAGTCAGGTTAAACCGACTGCCGCTGACCGAGCGAACACTGGCCGGAACGTCGGCTGCTACTGCGGCCGGATCGGACCAAACGCCTAGTCCTTGGGACAGGGCTTTTACTGATCCTGAGCCTGTGCGTTGAGACGCGCCCGAGCCGATGATGGCTTCCAGCGAGCGTTTAAGCTCCAGAAGACTCTTAGCCTTGGAGGCTGCCGTGAGACTTTCGCCCGGCGCGACTGAAATCATCTGAGCCTGACGTGAAACGGCGTACGCATTTCTGGCTGTCTGGACCCGGTTGCCTAGGCGAACTCGAGAATTTATTTGGTCAGTGAAGTCGGTGCTGAAGTCGAGATCAGTGCCGTCGAGCGTTCCGCCTAGCTCCGGCGCACTGAGGACATCGGCTAACCACTCGGTCAGGACTGCCTTCGGCGCGGCGGACTGTTTAAGTGTAGAATATAGGGGCGTGGTGGTCGGCTCGACGAATCGGAGCGTGTTGGCGAGCGACTCACGCGCGCCTTGTGTTGCTGTTACATTGTAACTAGTTGCTACGGCCATAATTTTGTTTTCCTATTGAATTTTAAATGATTAAGTAAGTAAGTCTGCGAATTGGTCTGCTGATATGTTTCCCCCTGCAATCGCGTCCTTGACCCTCTTTTTCTGTCTGTCGTCCTTCGGTTGTGGCGGCGGAGCTACTGATTCTTCGAGCGTTGTCGGCGGAGTTTTTGCGGACCGCTTTTTGGCCGGCTTCTTCCCCTTCGACTCGGCTTTCAGTGCCTGTATCCCCGTTACCAGAGTAGCGGCTACGAAATCCCCGTTAGGTAGGCCGTCCAGCATCTGCTTGTACTGCGGGCCATTCCGGACCTGCTGGTAAAGCTCGTAGCTTTCGCCCTCCTGCTCGGCTAAGAAAGTGAAGGTCGAACTCGTGTCCGATGCCCACTGCTGCTTCGCCTGTAGGAATTGCGCCCGCTGCGGAATTTTCTCGGTAAGGTAATCGTCGGCGGCTCCGAATATCTCGCGGATTTCATCTCCGGTATACTCTTTGTCCCCGTCCTCGACGTAATCCTTTCCTAGATGTTGAACTGCCCATTTCTTTGCGGCGATGGCTTCCTGACGAACCTTTTCCAGACTCGCCAGATCGGCTATCTCCTCAAGCGCCGGCGAGCCTTGCGGCGATGCCTGCTCTTGCGGTTGGGATTTCAAGGTGGCGATCTCGGCCTGTAAGGCCTCGACTTTCTCCTCGCTGCCTTTGGCCCGGCTAGTCAACCGACTTACCTGTTTCAAAAGCTTTCCCAAACCCTTGGGCGGTTCGACTTCCGATTCCTCTTCGGCCTCTTCGGCCTCCGAGTCCTCTTCCGCTTCCTCTTCCTCGGACTTTGACTGTGAAAGAACGTCTGCGGCGTCCCCCTCCTCCGCTTCTGCCGTTTCACTGGCCTCGGATTCGGGCGTGTCCGGTTCGGGCGATTCTTCGACTCTCTCGATAAATGAGTTTGCCAAATCCTCGACCGTGGTCGGATTGCCTGCGCTATCGTCTTCTGCTCCCGTGTCTTTACCCGGAGCCTCGGTAGTAATTGTTTCCGTATCCATATCTGCGTTTTTTTGAAGTTCGCCGTCTTACCTGCGGACTAGGTCCGCCGGATTTAATCTTAGCACTTTGGCCGGCTAATTTTTCATCGACTTTACAGGAGGTGGAAGGCGGCCTTGTACGGCTCGTATTTTCCCTTGCTCGTCGGGTTGTGCGGAAACAATTTTACCGCCTTGGCCTTTCCGGGGAGGGCTTTCGGGAATACGTACCACGCCCGAAAGTCAGGCTGGTCGACGTACAGGGCCATGAAGTCGAAAGCGTCCGGGGCATAGCTGGCGATGACCACCTTGTAGCCGCTGTTTTCGCGGTAGCGCGTTCCTTTGATCTGAACTCTTTTCAGGCCGAGCCGGCTATCAGTGATGACGTCGTAGGGCAAATAATCCCCTTCGGGCTGGCTGACCGCGATGCCCCGCTTCAGGCATTCAGTCGTAAACAGGCTCTCGTAGTAGCTGCCCTGCGATTTCGCCGAATCCCGGTAATCAGCCGTCATCGAGGTCCATGTCGCCCGAAAAATCGACCACGTCCTCGTTCATCCACTGGCCGAGGGCGTGTTCCATAATTTCGGCAAGGGTATAGTCGTCGAGGTCCGACTCTTCTAAATATCGATGGAGCAAAGCCCGCACTTCGTGAGCAAACTGCTCATGCGGCGTTAGATTAGTCCTCCTCGGCATGACTGAAGACTCGAATCAGCCGATCTAAGGCCGCGATCTCTCCGGCCAGTCGAGCCAATTTCTGAGGATTGTCGATCTGATCGGGCGACTGAAAATCCAGCATCGCCGTTTCCAGCTCGGTGCGAACGTATCCGACGATGACGTCCCAGTCCTCGCGCGCGCGCATCTGTTTTAAAGCTTCCGTTAAAGTCATGTGAAAAATATTTTAGCGATTTGAGCGAGGATTAGGAAAAGAACGTCGGTAATGGCCTCGCGCTCGAAGAAGAACATTGAAAAAACTACCAGTAAATAAAGCTCTTTCTGGACGTGGCCCATCAACCAGTCGCCGGAACGTTGCCGGGCGGCGCTCCTAGCTGGCCCGTGAGCGCGTTTCTCTGTTGAGTCTGCTGGAACTCTAATTGAGAAGCATAATTTTTAAGTCTGGCCGCAAACTGTTCGTCGGTTTGCATTCTTTCCTGAACGTCCGATGCAGGGATTTCTTCCGTCCCCTGCATGTACTGCTGTAGCATTTGCATTCTTAGCTGAACGTTGGCATTTTCAGGAGCATTTACGACCTGACCGCTGAAGATTTTTGCGATGTCCTCGCTCGTCTCCATGATCTCCTTGTTCGTGGCTTCCTGCGCAGGAGCTATCAATTTCGAGGCAAGCCCCGGATCGATTGCCTCTAGGAAAGTCTGGAGGAAAACGTCGTAGCGAGCTTGCCCGCTTCTATCGAATTGAGAAAGGATCGTGCCGACAGTCTCAAGCTTTTTGACGACTGCCGCTTCATCCGCATTATTCGCATTCCATGACAGGCGAAAGTCATAGTCGTCCGCCGCCTCGTCCATGAGAAGCTGAACGCCCTGCTCCGAGCCGGTAACTCTGAACCACTGTTCAGGATTTCCATACTGCCTTTCCATCGCCCAGAACTGGCGAAGTACCTGTGTCCAGCCGTGCAGCCAGTTGTTGACCAATGCTTGACGCATAACGTTCGCCTCGACGGCATCCGCTTCGCTTGTCGCCCTGCCAGTCACTTTGTCGGCCAGTTGGCGGAGCTGCATTTCCACCTCGGTGGATGCAGGCGAGTATTTCGGAATTTCCATGAAGCCGACTTCGCCTCGCCGGCGGACAGGTATTACAGAACCGGGTCCGACCTGCTCGGGCTTTCTGCCGATAAGCACTTCCATAGGCGGGACGGTAGACATGCTCGCCCTGTCTCTTCGAGCGTCCATCTCGGTCTTTACGGCCAACTGGTAGGAGCGAAGTAATTCGGGATAGCCCCGGCTGTCGAACAGCCTGCGGGACAAGTGTTCGCGAGTTATTGCGACGAATGGATAGCCATCGCCGTACATGTCTGTAGTATACTTGGCATACCCTTCGACCGACTCGCTGAAAATGGTCGTCGTACAAATCGGGACGCCGTCCTCGTCGATTTCTTTCCTGTAACAGGTAATGAGGCGAATCAAGCCCTCGTACTGATCCAGCGAGCCGTAGCCGCCCGTAACGTAAGTATTATATACCTCCGTTCCTTGAGCCGGAAACGCCCCCTGCGTATTTTCTATCACGTCGTCCACGAAGTCCGAATCCCAGCCCGCAGTCGTCTCCATCGCCTTGGCCTGCTCGGGCGTGAGATAATGAACGCAGTAAACCGCTCTGGCGTTCTGCAAGTCCAGCACGTTCGAGTCCACGATCAAGTCGCGGCCCAGCTCATACGCCTTTACCGAGGGGCGGTTGGCCGTTACCTTCTCCGAAGGAATCTCCGTAGTTCCATCCTTCCGAAGCTCATTTACCATCCGGGTAATTCGCCCCTTGCGAAGGTTCGGGAATACTCCCTGCAACATCTCGACGACCGTCTCCTTCATGTCAGGATCGAGGATGGCCGCAGCCACTTCCGGGGCTTGCTGCTCGATCTCCGCGATTGAGATAGGCTTGTAAACTCGTTTTATTTCCCGCTTCCAGTACACGCCCAGAAAGGCGATGCCCTGTTCGAGCAATAGATTCGCCGCGACTCCCGCTTCCCGTGGAAGCTCCGACATCGAGTCGAGCCTCCAACGCATGAAGTCCGTAACGGTCTTGGCCGTAGTAATGTCGCCGGACTCGATTGGCGAGGCGAGTAGATTCCCCTTGTTCAGGCTGCCCGTCAATAACGCCACGTCCCCGTCGATCAAAGGATTTATAAGATTTGCCTCTAAATCAGATGCCCCTTGCCAAGGGAAGGCGTCCGGACCTTCCTTCTGCCCGTTCGTCCCCTTGCCCGGCCATTCGTTCCGACGACTCTCACGAGCCGACTCCGCCTGGCTCTGCCAATAACTCAAAT